CAATTAAGTAAACATGAAAGCACAATGATATATACGAATTTTTTATTACGGGGAGATGGCGATGATACCGATAGAGTGGGTCGATAAGTTGTTTCACAGGTTTGCGATTGTATATGGGGTTTACATAGCCAAACAGTACAGCGGCTTAGACCCGCTAGAAGTTAAGACCGAGTGGGCAAGGTGTCTGGGAGGCTTTAAAGACCGTCCAGAGGCGATTAAGTTCGCACTGGAACACTTACCATCAGATCGTTGCCCAACGATGCTCCAGTTCAGGGATATGTGCCGCCAAGCACCATTGACTGCGGTAGTCGCATTGCCAGAACCAAAGGCAGACGAAGCTGTGGTGCATAAAGAGATCAAAAAGATGGTTACGGAAGCGTTTACGAATCGTGACCCTAAACTGTGGGCTAAGAAGCTAAAGAAACGCCACGAGGCTGGTGACGTACTGTCGCCATTGCAGATCAAGGCATACAAGGAGGCGCTCGATGAGTCTTACGCTTAGAACAACTAAGCACTTGCGGGAACAGGGCTACCTGGTGGCCACTGTTGAACATTACAACTCGTTCACAAGACGTAAGCACGACCTGTTTGGCTGCATAGATTTGCTGGCCATTGGTAACGGTGAAACCTTGGCCATCCAAGTAACCAGTCGCTCTAATATGTCAGCCAGAATAAAAAAGATACAAGACAACCTAGCCCTCCCCGAGATGCTAAGAAGTAAGTGGCGCATCATCGTGCATGGCTGGGACAAAGGTACTAATGGTAGGTATCGGCTGAAAGAGTTTGAGTTTTAGCAATTAGGGAAATCCCTAATACACAAGTGTGTTACTTATGCCTACACTGGAATCACTAACCAAGGAGAATCAAATGTACGACAACACTATATACGCCCTCGGCGCTTCTGTAATCATCGCCATCGTTACCTTCGTTGCTATGGGATGGATCGTATTATGAACATCGACAACATCTGCAAAGTAATGTCAGAAATGGCACAGTCCAATAGCTTTCCTGTCGATGATCGCCAATGGTGGGTAGAACACTTTTGCGACCCAGTTCTAGTGGAGCGCATGATCGTCCACATTGCCCAGTGCTACAACTCGCCAGACGAGGATATGTGCAAACTGTTAGACATGGTTGAAGGTCACATTCAAAGAATCAAGGAGCCAGCATGAAATTGGACATAAAATCTATTGAAAATATCAAACTTAAAAGACTTTTCGCTGTAGAAAAAATAAAAAACGAAATACCTGAATTACTTACTGCTGTAAAAAATTCATTAAACTTTGATCGCTATGAAAGTATAGAAGTAAGTGAACTAATAGAAATGAAACACGGCGCACACCGATCATCAAGACAGGGTGTGTATTTGACTGATAAAGATGGAATTGAATATCGAATCACTGTTTTTGGTTTGTACCGCCACAACATCCAAAAAGTCAAGGAGCCAGCATGAAGTTAATTGCATCAGCCTTTGTTAAGGCACAGCAGGAATTTGGCCCTGCACTAAAGTCAGCCACAAATCCTCACTTCCGTAGTAAGTACGCAGACCTATCTGCTTGCGTAGAGGCGGTGATTGACGCTCTAAACAACCACGGCATCGCTCTTATGCAGAACTGTAGCGAGTCAGAGTCTGGTGTAATTGTAGAGACAATGTTTATACATGAGTCAGGCGAGACATTATGCAACGGCAAGCTACACGTTCCTGCAAGCAAACAAGACCCACAAGGCTACGGTTCTGCACTGACCTACGCTAGACGCTACAGCCTGATGGCGGCCTGTGGAATTGCACCAGAAGATGACGATGGTAATGCGGCATCCAGAAAGCCTCCACAAGACGTTTCTGTGGCGATCAAGGGTGTTATGTCAGCCGAGTCCTTAGATGCGCTTAAAGCCCAGTTTACAGCCGCCTACGTTATGTTTAAGAACGACAAGGAAGCACTAGCCAAAATCAATGCGGCTAAGGACGTTAGAAAGAAAGAGTTGACCGATGTTTGAGCAAGGATCGGTTGAATGGTTTGCCGCCAGAGCAGGGAAGGTGACAGCTTCCCGTGTCGCAGATGTGCTGTCCAAAGTAAAGGACGGAGAGTCTGCTGGTCGCAAGAACTACAAGGCTGATCTGGTAGTCGAGCGCCTGACAGGTCAAAAGACATCGGGTTTTAGTAGTCCCGCAATGGCATGGGGAGTAGATACAGAGCCGCAAGCAAGAGCCGCATACGAGTTTAGGACGGGTGACTTTGTAGATCAAGTAGCGTTTGTAGATCACCCCACAATTAAAAACTTTGGGTGTTCACCAGACGGGCTGGTGGGCGAGGACGGTCTTATTGAAATTAAATGCCCCAACTCGGCTACACACTTAGAGTACTTAGAGTCAGACACCCCGCCCAAAAAGTACTTTATACAGATGCAAGCTCAGATGGCCATCACAGGCAGGAAGTGGTGTGACTTTGTTTCGTTTGACCCTAGACTACCCGACGGTCTCGAATTGTTAATTATTAGGGTAAACCACGATGACAAATACACCAAGATCATGGAAGATGAAGTAAGTAAATTTTTACAAGAAGTTGACAATAAAGTCGAATCGTTATCAAAAAGGGATGATAAATGAGCGTTAAATTTGAAGTTATCGCAAGCACCGGAACCTACAAAAACAAGCAGGGTGAGGAAAAGAAGCGTTGGCTAAAGTGTGGAGTTGTTATGGAAACCAAAAACGGCGGTTTGGCCATGAAGCTAGAGGCAGTCCCAGTTGGTTCAGATGGCTGGTTTACATTAACCGAGCCAAAAGAATACGAGCCTAAAGGTAGACCTGCTTCCTCGGCAGTAGCTGATATACCAGACGACTTGCCTTTTTAAATGGAAGCGAACGAAACCCAAATTGCTGGACAGCATTACCGTGCCAGTATGCAAACGTGGGATTACATCCTAGCGCATAACTTGGGTTTTCTGGAGGGTAATGTCATTAAGTACGTTACCCGCTACAGAAAGAAGGATGGCATCCAAGACTTACTAAAAGCCAAGCATTATCTGGACAAACTAATAGAGGTTGAAAATGAGCGACTACGCAGAGCATCTAACCAAAATGACCAAGATCAACAAACAGCTACGGACAGCACTGTTGAACCAAAAGATAGACATAGCCAACGAGTTAGCGATGATGCTGCTTGCCGAGAGCAGGCTGTTGTTGCACTGCGTAAGCGAACTGAAGCGGGATATGGACAGCCGACTGACATCGGTGGAATAACCTAATGGATCACATATCCTCGTATCACAAACTGGTCAGTGCGGTAATAGCACTTGCCGTAACAGACACAACCAAAAAGTACGACAGGAACCTAGATAACGACGCTAAGACAGCTTTGGTGTTTTTGTTCGGGAATAACGTTAACCCTTGGCTAGAGTTGATAGACATAAACCCATCGCACTTTAAGCGAAAGCTAATGGATTCTATGCACTCAAGTGGTGGTCAGTTTAGCGATGAGGAGAAACGAAAGTTTCGTATGAACTACAAAATGTGGAACCAAAATAAGGCGCAAGCGTTGATGAAGTATGCCCGTTATGAAGGCGTTTCCAAATGCAAAGAGTAATACTGCCCCTCACCGCAGACAGGTCTCGTGTCATAGAAATGATAACACGAGCGCCTGATGGCTATGTAGTAGAGATTAGGCAGCCCTCTAGGACGCTTGAACAAAATGCCCTGTACTGGACGCAAGTGCATGAATGTGCTGAGAGAGTCACCATTGAAGGCAAGCGTTTTACACCACAAGTGTGGCACGTTTACTTCAAGCAACGGTTTCTACCAGGACGAATCATAGAGCTACCGAATGGCCAGATCATGGAGCAAGACCCCACAACCACCGAGTTAACCAAGGAAGAATTTTCCCTGTTTATTGAGGAAGTTCTACAATTTCAGGCAAATCACTTATGAAAAAGATCATCGTTGTCATCTACCTAACTTTCTTTAGCACCGTAGCCTTTGCAGGATGCACCTCGCAAATGATTACGATTAAAGGCAAAACAACCGTATGCACCACCTGCTGTGCTGGTAGCGTATGTAACACAGTGTGCAACTAATGAATACAAAAGAACTTATCTACAAGTTAATCGAGCATCATAAGCAGGTAAAGGTTGCTACTATTACAAAAGAGCTTGATTCGTCGTTGCCAAGAATTTCGTATCATTTAAAAAACCTAAAGTTTGAAGGCCGTATACATATCTGTGATTGGAGGCATGATAAAACAGGCACACCAAGAGCATTTTGGACGATTGGACAGAATACTGACGCTCCAAGACCTAAAGCAAAACCGACAAGACACAAAAAGTCTAATGTTTCTAGTATTATTAAAATACAACCGGATCAGGCAGCGTCATGGCTAATACAGCAACCCTACCCTGTGGTGCGCAAGTTGATACATCATCGGAGGAGTGGAGAGCTTGGTGCGAAGCCAAGCACGTTGCCCAAATTAAAACCAAAGACGGACGTTCAGCCTACATCGAAAGAGTTAAAAAACGCAGAGGCGAACAAGCCGCAACTGCCCTACGGAAAGGTGTCCTTAGTGCGTGGAAACTATAGAAGTCCTAAGCTACTAAAATACGCTCAAGAAGCAACCGAGTGTATGCACTGCGGGAAATACAACGATGGGTCTGTTGTTGCCGCCCACTCTAATCAACTCAGAGATGGCAAGGGTAAGAGCCTGAAGGCGCACGACTTCCGTATTGCCTATCTGTGTGGCCAGTGTCACTATGAGCTAGACCAAGGCAAGGATATGTCAAAGGCAGAGCGTGTGGAGATGTGGGAAGAAGCGCACCGTAAGACAATCGAGTGGCTGTTTTACACTGGGAAAATTGTATGTCGTTAAGAGACCGGATTGTTAACTGGGCGTTTGCGATCCAAGGTAGTACTGGCCCTGAACCGCCGACAACCTGTGCGAGCGCCGAACGATACTACATACCAGAAACTGGGTCAGTCTGGGACGAGGATGAGCCTACAGCCATACAGCCAGATTTGAGAGATGCGGAGATAGTAGAAAGAGAGGTTTGTTCACTAAACGCAGCATTAAGAACCGTCATTAAAGCGAAGTACATATCATACCCATACGAGAACGATTACTATTGCGCTCATCGTGTGAGGATGTCACCCAAGAAGTTTAAGGAGAGATTAGATGAAGCACACAGAAAACTCAGCACAAAACTTGGCGAATGAATTTATTTACACTAAGGCTGGCACTTGTATCACAACGAAGTGGCGACAGCTAGGATGGATACCTGCTAGTGAAGACCCTGAGATACAAGTTAAGTGGGCAACTTATCAGGGGCTACCCAACAGGTCAATTGCAGATAGCGTGGTACACATCTAGGAACCTAGCGCCGCTTTCTATCGTCTCTGGCGTGTCTTTGACGCTATAGCTAGGCAAGTCCCTAGCCAACTCCCTACAGATCGTCCGAGATGTCTCTGATGCGCTTGTAGCGCCGCAAGCGCTCAATAGCAGGCATATTGTCACCGTCAGCCCTACGCACCCGATCAGCCGCATCTTCTATCTCCCTAGACTTCTTTAAGTTAGCACGTTCCTGCCTCATTTGAGTATCTAGTGCGCCTGAGTGCCTACCGTACATATAAATGCCCCATAGACCCATTAATGCGCCCGTAAAAACAATAATGTAGCCTTTAAACTTTAACCAGATTGCCATTCCCCACTCCTCATTTGCTCTGCCATCTCAGTTGCACGGTTCGGTGTTTGCTTTGCCCATAGTGACTTCAGCATACCGTCAGCAGCACCATCGTAGTCGCCCATCTCAACTAAGCCAAGGGTTTTCTTAAACTTCATTAGCCCAGTGATACCCATCTGGAACGCCATGTTCATCAGCACCGCTTGCCTTGGTATACTCAAGCTATCAAAAAAAGGTATGTTTCTGTGTAGCACGCTTAAGACAGCAGATACATCGTTCTGCAATAGGTACTCAGCTTCGCCCTCAGAAATGCCACCGTGCTTGGCTTTGTCAATCAATCGACCATAGCCAATGGTTAGATAGCCAAGTGAATCCTTGTAGGCGTTTAAGACTAGCCCCTCATGGCGCTTGATCTGCGCTACGCCCTTGGTCATCAAGTCGTGATTGTTTGATGACACGGGCAACTGGGCTTGCGAGGACACAGAGGATTCCAATGGCTTTGAAGATGGTGTCTGGGACTTGTCCTGTGATTTCAGCAGGGAGAGTATTGATGACAGTAGCGACATGAGCAGGGAATACCTCTAGAAAAGTTAATAAAACACCGCCTAAGATAGACAGCCTGACCGACCACCACTTAGACCAGTCACGGGCATCGGCTACGAGTTTCATACTGGCGCACCCCTAAAGTAAGCCACGCCATCTAGCACAGCGCAGAACTCAGGTTGGATTAGCCTACCGTTAATGATTGTCAGCACAGCGAATCCGCTACAGTGGTTGGATGGATTGTCTTCCCCATAGGCCATTTGATCGCCATCTGTATCGCATAGCGTCCCAGTGTCAATGCCCCAGCGAGAGCCGTTGTAGTCCGACACAATCGTAGCTTGCAACCTATGTAGATGGCCAGTCGCCATCGAGACACCCGCTTTCATGGCATTGTTATATGTAGCGTGCAGGCCATTGGCGTATCGGTGTTTTATCATCAGGTTCTTGTTGACGAACATCGACATACAAAAGAGCCAACGTGGGAAATGTTCTTTGAGTGAGAAGCCTGGCACACCTTGGAACTCAGGCGCTTGGTTGGCCAGCTTTGCCTCGAACCGTTGGTCATGGTTGCCCATTGAAAACACTAACTTGGCGTTGCCAGCGACCTTTTCAATCTCACCCAGTCGGTCAGATACAGCCTCTAATTCTTCCTTAACGCTTGGCATCTTAAATGTCTCATATCCCGCTTTGGGATAACGGCTAATCGAAGCACCGTCAAAGGCATCACCGTTCATTACGATAATGTCAGGCTTGTGCTTTTTAACTAGCTTCACAAACGCTTTGTGAGCTGTACTTATCTCGTCTGGCCAATAGTGGGCATCGCTGGCAACAAAGATCACAGCGTTGTCTAAGTCAACGTCCATGCGTGACATATGGTCACGAACGTAGAACTCAGGCACACGGGAGTTTTTAGAAGCTAACCGGATTTTGTATTTGTTTTCAATGTACCTGCGTCTGGTGTACACATTGCGGATGTCTAACCCTGTGCGCTCGGTTATCTTAACCGCAGACCTATGCTCATACCAGAGACGAATAAAGTCCTCGTCCGAGACTTTTTGGTTTGATTTGACCGCCATGTGAATCCTTATTTTATGCCGCCAAGCACCGACATCTTTTTAATCATGCCCTTTGGAATACCAATTAGGTTTGCGCAATCACCATCGAACCATGTCTGCGCCACCAATACTCCCTGCTTGGTTTCGTCCATCAGGAATCCGATAGTCCAGCAAGGTTCAAAGTCGCAAATTGGGACTGCCCCAAATTGCCAAGCATCTAAGTGATAAGCATCAATCCATTCAATCAACACCAACTTAGGACTTTTCATGGGCAACCTATTTCATAAAGGTTTCTATGACTAGCGCCACCACGATACCAACGACAATCCACGTTGCCTTGTCAATCAGTCGGAAAACAGCGCCACGGCTAATACTGATTTTTTCGACTTCTGTAACACGTTCAGCTATTTCATCCTGCGCTATTTCGTACTTGTCCATACGCTTAAACAATGTAAGCATCCTTTCTTCCATTCTTGCTAGACTGACAACGGCATCAGATAGTTTGTCTAACTTCTGCTCTATGCGAACTAATCTACCGTCATCCATTCTTTGCTCCAAAAGAAAACCCAACACAGTAGGTTTATAACATTACTAAGTTATAGTTTATCAATTACCACTAAGCAGTTTGTGTTGATTGTTCAACAGGTTAGCGGTTGATTCGTTTGCTTTTACCATCTCATTGCGGAAACTTTCTACAGCCGCCCCAGTCTGTCGTTGTTGCTGACTGTTCTCAATCATCAGTACTGGCATCCAAGCGATAGCACAACCCCACTCGTCTATCTCTTTCCCGGTGTTAGGGTTGTTGCCCCGTAGCTGAGTAAACCAAGCGCACTTGGTCTGGATACAGTCTTTCTTAATAAGTGGGCAGAATGTGCCAGGTTCTATTTTCATTAGTCTTTTGTCGCCACAATAACGTCTACATAAGCAATATCTAAATCTAATGTGTGGGTGTGTGAATCTCCACTACCTTGGTCACCAGTTGTGCCAGATACGCTAAATGAGTGGAAGTGGTTAGGAGCATCAACGATTGATATTCCTGTGGTCGCAATGTTTGTTCCTTGGTTTGTCCCAGCAGCCCAAAATGTATTTGGGTTTCCGCCACCGCCGCTATAACCTAAGTTCCCTGTGTAACCAATTGAGTGGGCGTGACCAGGATCAGTAACACTGTGGGTGTGAGCCCCACCATCCCCTGTGTTGCCACTTCCACTAAACAAGTGGTTGTGTATAGGCATCTGCGCTGTAGTAAGCGTAGTGTCTCCAACGGCTTGACTAGCAAAAGATGTTAAAGATAATGTTCCACCAGACCCTGCTGTACCAGAAACGATACGCAATGCCTTATCATCGTTAGTCGTATCCTTCGTCCAACCCACTGGTGCGGTTGTTTGTTGAAACAGCATCTTAGTACCAGCGGGTAAGGCATCTACCAAACGACCTGACATTGTGATTGCGTTAGTAAAGTTCGATGTCCCAGTCACCGCAAGATTGCCACCAACGGTTAACGAATCACCAGCAGAGCCAACTTGGAAGTCCTTTAACTGCGCCATTAGCTCTCGGATAGCGTTGTTCACTAGACCAGGAGCCATGCCCTCGGCTAGGTTGATGCCGTCAATATCCGTGTTGTTGCCTGGGTCAGCATCGTATAACGAGATTTTAGTCTTTGACATGAATATTCCTTATCTAGTCGTTCGCTCAGTCTGGTACAAAAGGTTGTACAGTTCTGGGTTAAGCAAAGAAGGTACTTGTTGCCGAGCAACATCTAAACCTCTAGCGCCTAATCCAGTAATAAAGGCAGATTCACCAGCAACCCGTGGAGATGAGGCAAGTGCCGACATTAACGCCGCTGGTACACCGCCTACCATCCCCGCAAGACCAGTTTGCCCAATAGCTGTTGCACCCTGAATCCCTCTAGGAGCCAATGATTGCAAAGACTGACCCGCAAGTCCTGGCATCATTAAGTTGCCGCCCTGTTCCTCTAACTGTCTTCCAACCCTTGTACGCATACCAAAGTTTGTATTTACGTTGTCACGCATAAGTGACTGCAACTTACGCATGGCAGTGTCAGCAGACGCTTTGTTACCCAAAGAGAGCGACTTTTCGATTTCCCTGATTGTTTCACTAGCATCTGTGTACGCTTTCATAGTGTTAGCGTAGGTAGGCGCTTGCTTAACAATCTCAGACTTAACTGAGTTGTAAACTTGATTGACAGTGGTAAAAGCATTTTTGTTTGGCTCTAGCCCATCAAGTATTGCGCCGATGGATTGCTTAAGAGCATCCATACCCTCTGGCGTGTGATACAAAGCTGGGTCGGATTGTTTCCACTCAGCGATTATTCCCTTAGCTTGCTCTAGTGCATCAGCCGCCTGTTGATCTACAACCTTGTTTTGATAGCGAGTCCGTCCTTCTGCTTTTTTTATGGCGTTATCAATACCTGAAAACGATAGCTGTGTTTTATCGTTTGCAACATTAACCATGCCAGACTTGTACGCTTGAGACCGATCATTTCTCAGTGCGGTAAGGTTCTCTTTTGCCGCATTTAAGATGTCCATCTGGTCAGCAGTGCCAGCAATATTGCTACGGAACTGTGTTGACCTCTCACCACCCTCTCGACCAGCCTGAAATGCCTGACGGATAGGTTCTTGACCTGCGCCAGTAGTCATCCCAAGAGCAGGGGCCAACACGTTCCCTACACCCCTTGTTGCTGACGTAACACCCCTAGCGGTAATGGCTAGTGGGTCAACCATAGACCCAGCCGCCCTTAGAGATTCGCCTGCGGCTTGTACGCTCGGCAAAGTAACTCTACCGCCAGTAGCCGCTTTTGTAGCACCAGCAGCGCCACGCAAAGCCGCACCACCACCAAACAGCACACTAGCAACATCAGCTAATACGCCAGCAGGGTCTTTTGAAATAGCTTGTTTAGCGCCTTCCGCAGTACCGTAGCGGTCAACATAGAACTGACCAACCTGAGCCGCCACTTCTCTTGATTGTGGGTCAGCACCAATAGCCTGAACAACACTTTCAGGCAATACGGACTGCAAAATGCCAGCACCTAAGTCAATAATAGTTTTAGCTGTGTCAATTGGACTAGTAACAGCAGAAAACACATCGCCAGCTAAATTTGCGGCAGACGATGGAAGGTTTCTAATAGCTTGACCTGCAACATTTAAAAATTCGCTTTGTGCTTGACCGCCAGATTGTTGATCCATTTCTGTTGGTTGACCAACCGACATTGGGTCATACTGAAACTGAGGCGTTTGTACTTGCTGTGTCGTTAAAAATGAAGCAACTTCGTTAAGGCTATATCCTTCATTTAATGCTTCAGCAAAGCGAGGATCGGACTGTTTCATGTAGCCCGTGATTTCCTCATCGCTGTAGCCTTCTTCTCGTGCTGTTTTGATCTTATCCAATAAGGTTGCCATATTATTTCCCCAAGATTTCAGATAAAGGTCTGCGTGGCTTTCCAGTCTTGGCTGAAGATTTTTTTTCTGGCTTAACATAAT